CAACGCGCAGATTGAGACACAGGAGCATCCTGTAGTCGTGCAGCCGCCTCTACCTTGGAAGACAGGCTAAATGTTTGGTCGCTACGCCATATCGCAAGCACCGTTTGCTGGTCAATCGGGTAACTTCTACGCGCTCACGCGCAACGAGAACATAGGGCTTGCAGATTCATACGTAGCGACTTCGACCGCTTCGCTCTCGGTCACTGAGACCATCACCGTAAACGACACCAACGCGCAGCAGGACGTTTTCTACTTCGGGAACGTGGATGCGGTCTTCTCTACGATTGACATCGAGACGGTCAACTCGGCTTTCCTGCAGTCTTTAACGGAGCCCGTCACTCTGACGGATACCCAAACCGCGTCCGCGGCTTTCCCCGTTTCTCGTACCGAGAACGTCACACTTGCCGACTCCAGCACGCAGGTTTCTGCATTCAACCAATCGCAGACGGAAAACATCACTCTGGCGGACACCTTCTCATTCACAGGTGTGCTGTACTTTGGTATCACGGAAGCGTTTACTTCCAAGGACACGCCGACCATCACGGCGCAGTACCCGCAGTCCATAACAGAGAGCATCAATCTCGCGGACACCATCACTATCACCGCGCAGTTCAAAGGGTCGGTAACGGAAGCGCTGGCTTCACTCGATGCCTATCAAGCGGGTGTTGTGGTGTTGTTCACCATCAACGAGAATACGAGCCTTGCGGATTCGAGCGTGGCCAATTCAGGGTTTACGTTCCATCAGTATGAGGTTTTCAACGCGCTAGACACGCCGACGATCACAGCCCAGTTTGTTGTTGCTGAGAATGAAGCCTTTGCGATCAATACGCACCTAGAACTTCACGGCTGGATTAAGATCCCCGACCATCAGAACGCAAACTGGCAGGCGATCAATGATACTCAGACCGCGAATTGGACTCCTGTAGACGATGCCCAGACGCCAAATTGGGTAAACATTTTTGACAAACAATAGGTGACACCATGAACCCAATCGTACTTTTTCTTCTCAAGCAGGTTGTTGATCTCATTCTTGGCTCCGACGTTTTTGAACGCGTGCTGGCTGCTGTAGAGCGCTGGGCGGATAAAGAAATCTCCGGCCTTGAAAAGAAACAGGGCGTTCTTGCTGAACTTGAAATCATCGGGTTGAACCTGACCAAGTCCGGTGCCAACTTCGCAGTAGAAGCTGCGGTACAGTATCTGAAGGCCAAAGCATGAGCCTGAAAGACGACCTTAATCTTTCTACGGACACGGGGACTAACATCCTCGCGGTACTTGCCCCGGTGCTGACCTATGTGCTCTCTATGCCGGAAGGAACGGCAAAGCAAATTCTGGTGGGGCTATGTGTCACTGCGATCTCCGTCAACCTCTATCTCATCAAGGGGAGCAAGGGGCAGGCCGTTCAGGGGGTAGATAGTTCCAAACCTTTGGAAGAGATTTTGAAGGAAGGCCGGGAATGATTCGCTTATTGGGTTTTTTGCTCCTCTCTGGGTGCGTCAGCGCGCCTGTAGCACCGAACCTGAAACTGCCCGAGCAGAACTGTCCGAAGCTGGATATAAAGCCCGTACCGCAGAAAGCCTATCTCGACATTCAAGGCGACAAGATTGTCTACGATGCTGGCGGGGAGCAGTTATTGCGGGGTTATGTAGCTTGCCGGGCTGCGCTACGGTAACGAACTACCTTAATTGCACACCCTCCGGGCAGTTGATCTACTTGAGCTTTGACAAAGGACTGATTGCGGGAGCATCGTGCCGATATGACATTGACGGAAACTTAGATGGACATAGGACGCAAGGGCGAAGATCTGATCAAGAGCTTTGAAAGCTGCAAGCTGACCGCGTACCGGGATCAGCGAGGCATTTGGACATGCGGCTGGGGCGCTACAGGCCCCGATATTTCTGCGCGAACACATTGGACGCAGGACCAAGCCGATGCTCGTTTCGATAAGGACATTGAGATCAGAGTGAAACAGCTTAATGATTTTTTAGACGGCGCGCCTACGACGCAGGACCAATTCGATGCTTTGTTATCTCTAGGGTACAATATCGGCATGGGAGCGCTCAAAGGCTCTACAGCGCTTAGGAAACACATTATCGGTGATCATGCGGGAGCAGCTAATGCCATCCTCATGTGGAACAAAACTAACGGACAACCTAACAAGGGTTTAACCAGACGCCGCGAAGCGGAACGCAAGCTCTATTTGAGCGAGGATTAACAGATGTCATCAACTTATTCTTCCAACCTGCGTTTCGAGCTCATCGGTAACGGTGAACAGGCCAATACGTGGGGCACCACAACCGACACCAACATCGGTACGCTGATCGAGGAATCCATTGCGGGACTTGTATCGGTGGATGTCACCGCAGCGAACGTCACGTTGATTTCTCTGAACGGAGCGTCTGACCAAGCTAGGCAGATGATCATTAACGTAACGGGTACGCCTAGCGCACCGCGTGTAGTTTTTGCCCCGACAACGTCAAAAGTTTATATCGTCTCCAACAACTCCACACAGGATGTGGATATTCAAACGACGGCTTTGGGCGACTCTTATACAGTCATGCCCGGTTTAGCTGCGATTGTCTATTCAGACGGGACCAACTTTTACTCGGCATCAGGCGACGCACTGCCAACTACGGGCGGCACGATCACAGGTAATCTTGAAGTCGATGGTACGCTGACGCGCGGTGGGTACACAGTCCTCAATGCAAGCAACTTCAATTCGTATGCCCCCACTAATTTGGGTGTAGGCGCCTCGGGCACTTGGGGGATCAGTATCTCGGGAACCGCGGGATATGCCATCTATCCTTCTGGCGGTGGAACTTTCATCACCTCATCTAACATTGGAAGCCAAAGTGTTAGCAGCGCAAGTAGCGCGACCAATGCGACCAACGTCGTCTCAGGCGGTAATGTCACCACGACCAGCGTGGGTGTAGGAACCGCGGCCTCAGGTTCTTCAGGCGACGTTCGAGCAACGGGCAATGTGACCGCATACTACACTTCAGACTCACGCCTCAAAAACGACCAGAAGAAGATCACCAGCCCGCTAGACAAGGTTAAGTCTCTCGACGGAATAGAGTTCAACTGGAACGATGAGTTCCTGCGCCGTAATGGCGGCGAAGATAAGTTCTTCCTACGTAAGCATGATGTGGGTGTGATCGCTCAACAGGTGCAGAAAGTCGTACCCGAAGCGGTAGCGCAGAAGCCTGATGGTTTCCTTGGCGTGCAGTACGACAAACTCATTCCACTGCTGATCGAAGCCATTAAAGAACTCTCCACCAAGATCGAGGAACTGGAGGCCCGCTAATGACGATGAATAGCTCAGGGCCGATCTCTCTTGGCGGCTCCGTCACCGGGCAGTCCATCAATCTTGAGATCCTACAGACTGCTACGACTCAGGTCTCTTTAAACGACTCAAAAGTTCGCACGCTGGCCCAAGTTCCGTCCGGGCAGATCACAATGCCCGCCAATTTCTGGGGTAAAAAATACGCAGCAAATAGCGCCTACTATTTTATGATGGGCGGCGGTGGGAATAGCGCGGGCGCGGGCGGCGGTCAGATGATCGGGCAAAATACGGGAGCGCAGGCTACAGCGCTTTCAGGCACCTACACGGTTGTTGTGGGTGGAGCAGGTGCGTCTTCCAGCATAAGCTGGGGCGCTACGGCCATAGCGGGCGGTACGGGGCCTTCGTACTACGCTTCTTATTGCGCCACTCCGGGTAACGGAGCATGTGGTGCTGGGGCTGTTGTAGCTTATGAAGCTGGGGCGTGTTCTCCGGGTACTGGGTATTATGGCTACGGCGGCGGCGCTAGTATCTGGGGCGGATTTCCTAATCAGGACTCTTTAGGTGGCGGAGGCGGAGGGCTAGGCAGTCCGGGCGGTTCGGCTAACATATCCTACGGATCGGGTGCCGGGGGCAACGGCGTTACGTCTTCGTTTAACTATGCAGGATCAGCTATCTACTATGGTGGCGGTACGGGTGGACAACCTTTTATTTGTAGGCCCGGCGTGAACTGTAACATTGGTGCTAATGGCGCGGGTGTTGGCCCTAATACGGGTGGTGGCGGTTCTTCTGGTATCGTTATCATCCGTACCCCAGATTCATTCCCCCAGTGCCCTACTACGGGCTCCCCATCTATTGTGCAATCCGGCGGGTACTATTGGTACACGTTCAACGGCTCCGGCACAATTACGTTCTAAGAGGAAGGTATGTCCCATTTCGCAGAGTTAGATGAAAACAGCATGGTTAAAATGGTCATCGTCGTGAATAACGAGGTGCTCAATGATCTGCCTTTTCCTGAGTCTGAACCGCTAGGAATCGAGTTCTGCAAGTCTCTCTTTAGCCATGAAACCAACTGGAAACAGACTTCAATAAACCATAATTTTAGGAATCAATACGCCCGGCGTGGGTTCTTTTATGACGCAGAAAGAGATGGCTTCTACGATCCTGAAGCTCCTGAAGGCTACCCTGACTACGAAGTAAGCTAATGTTCGTTGACAAACCTAAAGCCCAAGCTCGTTACGATGTCTGCAAACCTTGCGAATTTTTCAAAAAAGAGCAAGCTCAATGTACCCAGTGTGGGTGCTACATGAAGCTCAAGGTAAAGTTCGAGAAATCCAAATGCCCTGAGGGGAAGTGGGAATAATATGGCACAGCAACAGCTTCAGGTCCTCCAGCTCCGCCCTGGATGCAACAGAGAAGGCACGTCTTATTCGGGTGAAGGTGGTTGGTACGCCTGCGACAAAGTGCGTTTTCGCTCGGGCCTTCCAGAAAAACTGGGGGGTTGGGTGCCGTATGGTTCAGGAAGCTATGTAGGCACATGCAAACATTTTGCTGAGTGGGTTTCGCTGTCCGGCTATTACCTGTTGGGTGTAGGGACCAATCTCAAATACTACATTCTTACGGGTAACACCTACTTCGATATCACGCCAATTAGGCAGACGGACACGGGTCTCAGCAATCCGTTCTATCCTATCTACTCTACGCTGGCCTCAAACATTGGTGCTACGGATACGACCATTTTCGTCGCATCAGGTACGTCGTTCGACTTTATCTCTCCATTTGTCATTCTGATTGGCTCGGAGCAGATTTACGTTTCCTACGCCGGTGGTACGACGCTTTCTGGTTGTATTCGCGGGTACAACGGCACCACGGCGGCGGCACATTCTTCAGGTGCGGTAGTTAGTAGCTCTTGGATGGTGGTGAATGATCCCGGTAATGGTGCTACCCCCGGCGATTTTGTTACGTTCAGTGGGGCGACCGCTTTTGGTCCGTATACAGCAGCGCAGCTTAATAAAGAATTCCAGATTCAAGATGCTGGCGGGTCGTACATTTGCTTTGACTGTGGGGTGCAGTCTACTTCATCGACCAATGGCGGCGGTACGGTCACAGCGGCCTATCAGATTTACACGGGTCTTCCCTACACCGAAACTTTGAGTGGTTGGGGTTCTGGGGTTTGGGTAGGGCTTCCTCTGGGTGCAGGTGCTACGACTCTGTCTTCCACCATTAACTCTTCCGTAACGACTATCCCTGTCGTGGATGCGTCTTCCTTTGCTTCTTCCGGCTATGCCATCATCGAGTCTGAGATCATTCAGTACTCTGGCAAGACCAGCAATACTCTGACTGGCGTAACGCGCGGTATCTCAGGCAATGCAACTGGGCACATGGTAGGCATTGGGGTTAATGGTGTTGTCTACAGCGCGGGTTCGCGCGGCTGGGGCACAGGTTATTCCGGAGGGGGGTTTGCAGAAGAGCTTCGCCTTTGGAGCGCCAGTAACTTTGGTCAGGATCTGTTCTTCAACCCAAGAAACGGTGGTCTTTATTACTGGAACGCCGCTACGAGCTTAAACGCCGCGGGGCAGGTGACTGGGCGCGGTATCAACATGACCAGCACGACGTTTTCTAACGTCACTCTAGGTGACATCGTCGTAGGTAACACTTATGCTATTCGCTCTTTGGGGTCTACCACGCAGACTCAATGGAACACGTTGGCGGGTACTACAGGCGTAACCTACGCCGGTGGCGATATCTTTAACTGTGCGGCTACGATTGCTACAGGCTATGGTTCTGGTGTGGTCTACGATCCTGCAATTCCTGTCGTGTCTGCAATCGTTCTAACAACAGACGAACGCCATGTAATTTCTTATGGATGCAACGACGCCGTTTCAGGAAGTCTGACTCAGGACCCCATGTTTATTTCATGGTGTGATCAGGAACAACCGCAGGTGTGGTATCCCACAGTGACGAACACGGCAGGCTCATACCGCCTGACCTACGGAAGCCGTATCATTGCGGCAGTCAAAACTCGTCAGGAAATCCTTGTCTTCACGGATACGGCCCTCTACTCCCAGCAGTATCTGGGCGCGCCTTATGTGTATGGGTTCAATCCAATTTCTGTTGACATCACGATCGTCAGTCAAAATGCCGCGGTATCAACCAACGGCATCACCTACTGGATGGGCCAAGACAAGTTCTATGCGTACTCTGGGCGTGTGGATACACTGCCTTGCGCACTTCGTCAGTATGTCTTTGATGATATCAATGCGGATCAGCTCGAGCTGGTCTACTGTGGCACGAACGAAAAATACAACGAAGTCTGGTGGCACTACCCATCAGCGGGTTCCGTTATCAACGACAAGTACGTCGTCTATAACTACCTTGAAAAGCTCTGGTACTACGGCATTTGGGATGTGGATGGGTTAGGGGTTGTTGAACGCTCCGCATGGTATGACTCGCACATCATTGGAAATCCAGTCGCCGCGGTGAACAACATCACAGTGCAGCATGAAACGGGATGTGATGATGGGTCTGTAAACCCTCCGGCGGCGATTGACGCTTACATTGAAACTTCTGACTTCGACATCGGAGAAGGCGGTTATCAGTTCAGCTTCGTCAAGCGCATTATTCCTGACATGGACTTCATTGGGTCTGTGAACGCCACACCGTCAGTAACCATGACAGTCAAAGCGCGGAACTATCCGGGTCAAGGCGTTGCGGGTACTACATCGGCGCAGAACATTTCAGGCGCTGTTGCTGGTAAAGAAATCACCACGCAGGTCTACGATTACACACAAATGATCTGGGTGCGTATCAGAGGCAGGCAGCTCTCGTTCCGTGTTGAGAGTACGGACCTTGGTGTTAAGTGGCAGATGGGTACGCCCCGTCTTGAGCTGCAGCCGGATGGGAGAAAGTAATGGCTAATGCTAACCGTACCGCGGCCCCGGTCCTCCCACTGCCGCCGATGGAATATGACGTGCAGTATCTGAACAATTTGGTTCGACTGCTCAATTTCTGGATTCAGCAGACTCAAAACCCCGGTGATATCCGCGGCACTGCTGTTACAATTACAGATAGAGAGGGTAAGCTCGCATTATCCGTACAGTCTGCCGAGATGGTCGATGAAAATGTGTTCATCCTTGCGGAGCTTCCGACCAGCGCGACGGGTCTGGCTAAAAACCAAGTCTGGCGTGACCCTGCCACCAACATTCTTCACATAACGCCTCCGTAGGAGCGAGCATGTACCACACCACATCTAAAGGCATCGCGGCTCTCGGGCGTAATGGGGATGACACTCTTCTTCATGTAAAGAAAGATGAGCTCGCGGGTCTCGAAGCGCTATTAGGTCCTGTTACGACCAACCCCAAGACGGGGCTTCCTGAAGCCTTTAACTGGACAGATATCTTGACCTCTTTAGGTTTAGGTATTGCGGGTGCTTTGACTGGCGGCGCGGCGGCTCCTGCATTTGGGGCTATTGGTAGCACTATTGTCGGCGCAGGTACAAGCGCTCTGGCTGGTGGAGCATTGAGCTCTGCACAGGGTAAAGGTTTTGGTCCCGGCGCTGTCGGAGGCGCGATTAGTGGGGGTATGGGAGGGTTTGGCGCTGCTGATATTCCGGGCGGACCAGTCGCTAGCGCAGCAGAAAAAACCGCAGGCGCTTCTATAGAACTAGACAATCCATCGGTATGGGATCAGTACGGCTCTAATCTGGCACAGCAAGGCTCAGCCATGCTCACCAAGCCGGGTATGGAATACCTTATGCAGCCTGTAGGGTTAGGCACGATGCTAGGCGCTACGGCGCAGGGCACAATGGAGCAAGCCAGCACAGGCGCTACGCAGCTACGTAATCAAAAGCTACAGCAGGCAAAAGCAGATGCTGAACAGCGGCAGTACTTCGCGAGTCTGGGCTTCCCCCTTCCTTCTGGGACCGCGGGCACTTCTACCGACCCTAACCAGCAGCGTGACTATTTTGGCAATCTAATCTACGGTAAGGCCGCGGGCGGGCCGATCGAAATGTCGCGTACGGTAGGTGGAGTGCCAATACACACCACTGTCCCTCCGAAGTATGTGTCGCAGTTTGAAAACTCTGATGTGCAGGACAATCTCGACCCCGCTTTACAGAACCTACAGGGGATCGCACAGGGTGTGCAGCAGAAACTGAGCGGGCAGGGTTTCGCTACTGGCGGGTACATGAACACAAACCCCTTTAGCCCTCAAGATTTTTACCCTCAGTCTCGCATCGCGAGCGCGCAGCCTTATGCTGCTGCAGGAAACACCGGAGTCATTAACACTCTCGCGCACGGGGCGAGCTTCGCTGAAGGTGGCTCAACCTACGATAAAGGCGGTTTCCTCGACGGCCCCGGCGATGGAATGAGCGATGACATTCCTGCCAACATTGATGGGCAGGAAGAAGTACGTCTGGCAGATGGTGAGTTTGTTGTGCCTCCAGAACTTGTCAGCCTCATTGGTGGTGGCGATCCTGAAGAGGGTAAGCGACTCCTTGATCAGCTTCTCCCCATGGTGCGGCAGGCAGCGCACGGTAAGAAAGAGCAGATAAAGCAGGGTGCAGGTAAACTAGCCGCAGAAAAACTCTTGGTAAGAAAAGGACATGCAGGAAGTTCAGGAATCGCAGCAGGTTAGTATTGACGAGTTTCGTCATGCGATTGACGCCGCTATCGAACGAGGCGAGCTGGCTCCTGTTGATACTCCTCTTACCCATTATCATACTCCTGACCTGTACGCTCGTCGGATTGTGGTGCCTGCTGGATCTATTTTTACCACGATGGTTCACAAGACGGATCATATTGCCGTGGCGCTACGGGGGGTTATAGCTTTCTATGACCAAGATCGCATAGAGCATATCGTGCGCGCGCCCGAAGTAATGGTGACTAAAGCAGGTACGCAACGAGTGGTCGCCGTCCTTGAAGAATGCGAATGGGTCACTGTGCATCACTGTGCAGAGCAGGACGATAAGAAGGTTAAGGACGCGCTGGGATTCGAGACTATGGCTGAGTACGAAGCCACTAAATTGCTGGGAGTAGTGACATGACTTTGGTTGTTTCTATTGGAGTAGCTATTTTGCCTGAATCAGTTATGGCGGCAGTAGGAGGCACAGTCGCAGCGGGCACAGGAGTAGCGGGAACCGCAGCGGCAACCACAGCAGGTGCGCTAACGGCAGGTGCACTAGGCGCAGGTACAGTAGGCGCGGTAGGTTATGGGGCTAGTCAAATGATGAAAGGTCCTCCTAAGTCCACGCCAAATGTCCCTACGCTCGCTCCGGGGCTTTCTCCAGCCATGACAGCAAGCCAAGTCAATACGTCGGCTCCCGCAGCGCCCCTTAGCGGGCTCGCTTCCATCGGGCAACAAAAAGCACCGGGTATGGCCCACGGCGGGCAAGTACCACTAAAGAATGGCGCGTACATCATCCCGGCGGACGTAGTCAGCGCACTAGGCAACGGGTCATCTAAGGCGGGCGCGGAATTCCTCCGCAGGCTCATGGAAGAAGTGAAACACAATGCGGTAGGCCGACACGGGTTAGGAGCGGTGAAGCGTGACGCTGCTTAATGTTCAGCAGGTTCCGCTGGAGTATGTAAACCAAGTCTGGCCGCAGGTTGAACGATTTATAGACGATGCCTTGCACTATGCGCATGGCGATTACACAGTAGATGATGCACGGGTCTACGCTACCCTTGGGCAATGGTCACTCATTGTCGGTGTAGATGATCAGAACTTAGTTCACGGGGCGCTTTTAGTGTCTTATTTTAATCGGCCTCATGCGCGTGTTGCATTTGTTGCGGCTATCGGTGGTCGACACATAGCGAGTAGAGAAAACTGGGCGCAGTTTGAGGCTATAATTAAAGCTAACGGGGCAACCCATCTGGAAGGCGCAGCAAGAGAATCCATAGTTCGTCTATGGTCGCGCTATGGAATGGAGCCGAAATACACAATCGTAGGCAAAGATCTGTAGAGGTGCCATTATGGGCGGCGGCGTACCAGCAAGTACTACTTCAACAACCACGGTCAATCAATCACCGTGGCAAAATCCCACGTACCAAGCGCTTATGCTAGGTACTCAAAACAATCCGGGTCCGGTCACCAATATCCTCCGCAGCAACGCGGGAATGATGAACGCATATAACAACCTGCTCGCTCAGGGTGTTACGCCTATGGATGTGGTGCGTTCCAACCAATTTAACCCCACGGCAGGCGGCGCGGGTACGTCCTTTCAACCTACACAAAAAGCTGCTGAAGGCGGCATCATGGGGGTGCGTAAGTTCGCCTCTGGTAGCTCTACGGCACCTAAAGACATTTCTTCAGGGCAGGCTAATCATTTAGCTCAGCTTCAGAAACGGGTAGACGCAAATAAACCGCTCAGTGCTAGTGACCAGAACGTCTATAACTACTTAACTCAAACCCGTCAGGCGTATACCGACTACCAGAACCAACAGCAAACGCAAACGGACAATACCGCTACGGCGCAGCAGGGGCTCCTCGATCAGTCTATGGGGCAAACCGCCTTCACGCGGGTAAACCCGCAAACCGGCGCACTTGAGTCAACCAACCCGCTGTTCAACCAAGCAGTAGGCGAAATTCAACAGGCGCAGCAACTACCGTCTCAATTTGGGCAGGCGACGAATGCCTATAATCAGGCCCTATCTGGCCTACAGGGGATGACCAATTATACCCCGCAACAGGTGCAAGCTATGCAGGAGCAGGCGGCGCAGTATCAAGCCTCCCTAATGAATGCCCCTGCAGATATCAGCGCGCAAAGTTATGATGCGGCGCAGGCGCAAGCCGCCCAGATGAATCAACCCCAAGATGTGCAGGCTGTGCGTACACGCGCGGCTCAAATGCAGGGACCTCAGTCTTGGAACGCTCCGGGCACTGTACAACAGTACATGGACCCTTATATTCAAAGCGTCATTGCTTCGCAGCAAGGGTTAGCTAACCGGCAGTTTGCGCAACAGCAGAACCAGCTTCGCAGTCAGGCAACCGGGCAGCACGCCTTTGGCGGCGCGAGGGAAACCCTTGCTGAACAGAACGCACAGTTAAACCAGAACATTGCCAATCAGAACCTCGCGGCACAAGGGCTCTCGAATGCCTACACCACAGGGCTCGGCCAGTTCAACACGGCGCAGGGTCAGGGACTTCAGGCAGGTCAGGCAAATCTCTCAGCGGCGATGCAGGCAAACCTTGCGAATCAGCAGGCGGGTATGACCGCTCAGCAGCTCAATCAGGCCGCAGGGCTCACCACGGGGCAAGCTAATCTGTCGGCGGCGCAGCAGACCGCACTGGCGAATCAAAACGCGCTCAATACTCAGCGGTCTCAGTACGTCACTCAAGCTCTGCAGGCAGCACAAACCAATTATGGTGGTCAGCTTACCGCGGCTCAACAGAACCAAGTGGCTCAGAATGCTGCAGCGCAGTTCAATGCTCAGTCGCAAAATCAGATCAATCTGGCAAACCAGCAGGCGTCTCTGCAAGCCGGATTGGCTAACCAAAGCGCAGGTCTGCAAGCTAACCAGCAAAATCTCGGTGCCTATGGGCAGATGCTAACAGGAGCTGGGGGTCTGGGTTCCCTAGGCGCTTCGCAGGCGTCCACTAACCTCGCCAACATCGGGGCTCTCGGTCAGGGTGCAAGTGCTTGGCAGAATCTTGGGCAGCAGTATCTCAACACGCAGACACAGAACGCACAGAACGCCATCAACTTCCCGAGCAGCCTCTATAGCGGTGCGCTGAATGCGATCAATGCTCAGCCTTCTACGGGTGGTACCAACACCGCGTTCGGTACGTCTACTCCGGCATCTCCGTTCGGTAAAGCGCATGGCGGTGAGGTCGAAGCGCATAAGGAATGGGATAAGGCCAAGGGCGGTAAGACTGTGAAGAAAGGCATTGCATCTAAAGGGTGGAACTAATGACCGCAGCAATTACGGACGACTCTTACAACCAGCAGGTTACGTCAATCTTTGACTTCCTGAAGAGCGCCTCGCCGCAGCAGTTGGCTCAGGTATCACAGGCGGTTCAACAGAACCCGCAAAGCCCGGAAGCTACCGCTTTGGCTATGGCTACGAACTACCAGCAGCAGATGCGTTCAGGGCAGGCTCAGGCTCCGCAGCAAACGGTATATCAGAAACATATCGCGCAGCTTTTGCAGAGTATTCAGCCTCCCGCCCAGCCCGCCCCCATGCAGAGCGGCATCGCCGCTGCGGGACCCAATCAATACGCGCTACAAGCGGCGGCAGCGCAAGATCCTATGCGCAACGCAGGTATCGGTGCGGCTCCTGAGAATACGCCTATGCAGCAGGCTGCGACGGGCGGTTTGGTTGCTCTTGCGCATGGTGGATCAGTACGTGGGTTTAGCGGGCTAGATGGTAGCTATGCGGTTCCTGAATTGGGCTCATACGATGCGCCTGAAGAAGAGGAAGAAAGCGAAGCCGCTGACGAGCGTCAGCTTGCTGAAGACCAGTACGACGAAGATACAGGCGAGCCTGTAAACCAGCATGTACAGTATAAAGACGTACCCAAGACGCGCATTCCTCGACAGGATGGCCCTGATCTTCACACTCCGGCTCCGGGGAGCTCTGCGGCGCAAGCGCAGAAAAAATCAGCTACCGATGCCGTCAAGAAAGCATCTAATGAATTGCTGGATGTATATGGACCGTCTTATTCTATTTCTCCCGATCTCCTGAGCAAACTAGATAAGATGCAACAGGGGGCGACCAGAGATAAATGGATTGGTGCTCTGGCCTCGGGTATTGGCAATTTACTTAGTGCGCAAACTCCGTACATGAGCCAAGCTGTGGGCCAAGGGCTTATCGGCGGTCTCGCCGGATACCAGCAGGGTGCCAAGGAAGAAGGCGATATCGAAAAGCAGACACTACAACTTCAGATGGCTGCAGAGAAGGAAGCGCACGCGGATAAACGGTCCGCAGTTAATTCAATCCTTGCACAGCAGGCAGCTACGCTTAAAGCGCAGCGTGAACGTGAGCTTGAAATGGATAAGCTCAAGGCTAAGGGCTACACCGATCTGCAGGTGGCTTCTATTCTCGCGGGACGCGGCGCTGCCGGTAATGTTGTCGATCCCAATGAACGCAGTCAGCGCATCAAAGAAGCCGCCCAGCAGATCGCTAGTTCTTCTCAGGCATTGCAAGAAGCATGGAGCCCTGACCGTATTCGATTGGAAGCCGAAAGGCAGGTCGATGCAGAAATGGCCCGCGCACCTTCAGCGTTGAAGGGAGTTAATCCCGCACCGTATAATCCCCTGCAGGCTTACGGATTCATCGGAGGCCCACTAGGCGGTCGTTAGAGGATAAAATATGGCTGAAGAATACGGATTGGCTAACCTTCTCGCTGGTCAATCAATACCCGCTGATGACTCTGGCTTAGGGCAAATATATGGCGGGGGAGACAGCTACACTGCTCAACCTCAAGCGCCTTCTTCAGCTACCGCGATTCCTCCGGGGTATAGGCCCGTACCATTACCTAATGGTGGGTTTGTCTTTGCCTATAAGGACCATACCGACGAGCAAGCTATTGCAGCTTACCAAGCGGCGCAGGGGGCGCAGCATCCCCAGCATAAGCCGATCCCTCATGGGCACGCGGCTGCACGCGAGCCGGTAGCGCCTGAATTCAAGCAAGCGCAGCGTGAGCCGCGCTACGAAGCGTTTGATCCTATCACTGAAGTGCTTAACGCTGAGAACCAGCTTGATCGCGCTTCGATCGAGGAAATCCCCCGCGCCTATAAATATGCGCTGACTCCAGCGCAGGCGGCTCAGGTTAAACGCCAAGAGGAAAAAGCAGCACTCGCCGCGCAACCTCGTGATCCTGAAAAGCAGGGGTTCATTCCCGCTGTAGGAGCTGGCTTTGCTCGTGAGATCGGGAGTGTAGGACGCTTCGCTTCAGAAAGTGCTCAACCGTTTGCTCCGGGTGTAGCGCAGACCATCAAGGAAGTCACACAACCTGCGGAAGCTAAGGCCAAGGAACTTCATCAGCCTATCTCTGACATTGAGATTGCCGAAGCAAAACAGAAAGGATTCGTACCTTACGCTGGCGCTCAGCTTACGCGTGCCGGAGATATTCTAGGTGGGTTTGCTGGTGAGTGGGGTGTTCCCGGTATTGTCAGTAGGGCAGGTGCTCCGGGTAGGGCTATCAGTGGTGGGCTGACGTTTGCACAGCTTTATGGCGATCTGTCTCGTCGTGCCGAAGAATCCGGTGTGGAACTCTCATTGCCAGAGAAGTACGCAGGGGCCGCAATCAGCACCGCTATTTTTCAGTTGGCCCCCAACTTCGTAACCAAGGGCTTGCCCCTCAATGTGCTGGCTCCGTCTGCTAAAGCCATTGTCGATATCTATGAAAAGGAAGGTGCAGAAGCTGCGCAGAAAGCTGTAGGGTCTTTGGCTGGCAATATCGTCAAGAGCTATGGCTCAGGTGTTGTAGGCGGAACTGCCGCTATGGCCGGTACGGAAGCGGTAACTCGTCACATGCTGGGTCAACCGCAGATTACACCTGAAGAAACTCTAGAGATGGCTAAGGACGCTGCGATTATCAGTGCTCCTATGAGTATTCTCCACGGGCGCGCGGCAACGGCGGAAGCACAGAAAGGCTATAGAGAAGGCGCGGCGCGAGCATATAGAGAAGATCAGAGACTGCAGCAACAGGTTGACGCTATCAACCAAGAGAACGCGGAGCGTACATGGCCCGAAATGCGTACGGAAGGGCAAAGAGCTGACCAAACGCAGGGTACTGAGCATATTGAGACTCCCGGCGTAGCCGAGCCTGCACCGCCGACTGGCGAGATCAACCTGCTTCAACCTGTTGACTGGCACCCTACGGGTGATGGGTTCCCTAATACGGTCGAGGGGTTGAAGGGTTTCATCGCGCACCATAAAGACAAGCTACAGAATGAGGTGGCTCGCCGTAACCCAGAGGTTGCTGCACCCATTGAAGGTGCGCTTAAAGAAGCGAACAAAAGACTTACGGCGCTTCGCCGTACCGCACAGAAAGGTGAGGCTCCGACTCCTCCGGGTATTCCTCCGTCAGCAGAGTTGTTGCCTTGGCCGGGCGAAGCGCCGCCGGAAGCCGTTACACCCGAAGCTCCAGTCGTTACACCCGAAGCTCCGCCTCCGGTTGAGGCTGTTACACCCGAAGCTCCCGCCGCACCTTGGCCTGTAGAAGCTCTCGGGCTGAAACCGAATGCCGCGCTGACTAAGCGCCTCGCCAAGCTGGATATGAATAACCCAGAGCACATCGAAGCTATTTCCGATGAGCTAAACAAGACACGCGTGCAGATCGAGCCTGAGAAGCTGGCTGCACTGTCAAATCATTTTGATGCTATTATAAAGCCTAGTAAAACAACAGAGCAGAAGGCTTATGGCGCGCAAGGCGAACAGAACATCATTCCAAAAAGGCCACCAACTGTGGACCTCGGAACGCAAAGAAAAACTACAGAACTCTTTAGCCCAGAAGCGCAAAGAGGGATGGAGCTCCTTACCCAAAGGATACAAGATGTCGCCCGAAGTTATACAGAAGAGGGGCGAAACCCGGCGCAAGAATTGCTTAGGCAAACGATACCTACACAAAAGTTGCAACAAGACATATTGGGTCATTTGGACACCCTCGGGGAAACGGTACGAGCATCGGGTGATTATGGAGCAGTTGCTAGGGAGATCATTACTGAAATCGGAGCACGTTCACCACAAGGACGGGGACGGCTTGAACAACTCACCCGAAAACTTGGAGCTTCTGAGCAGCAGCGCCCACGCGAAAGAGCACCATCACTTACCTCTAGGGAAATGGGCCAAGAACCACGAGGTGTGCTTGAAATGCCACAGCAAGGAGCGAAAGCACCTAGCGAAAGGCTTATGCACGAGGTGTTACCAACAAAACAAGCAGGAGAAATAGATGCCCTCAACAAGCAAATCTCAAGCACGCCTGATGGCGGCAGCGGCGCACAACCCGTCTTTCGCGAAGAAGGTGGGGATCAAGCAGTCAGTGGCCAAGGAGTGGAACCAAGCGGACAAGGGGAGCAAGCTGCTGAAGTCGAAGCCCCGAAAGAAGTAGAGGCCATCCAGCAAGAAGCGCGTTCGCTCCAACCGGGAGATATTATCGCCAACGATATGGGTGATAGAGTTGAGATCGTGAAATTGGGTGGTACGCTTAAAGACGGCACACAGTTGTATGAATGGCGTGACCCTGATGACCCCAATTTTGGTCCTACGAAGATGGCTACTTCTTCTCCTGAAGGTAGTGAAGGCGTGCTCTCTATACATACACTGCTGTCCCCATACCAATATCTTACGCCTGAAGGCGAACGTAAGAGCGCTCCCGGCGCTACTATAACTAGAGCACAAGAAGCACCTAAAACGGAAGAAGAGCTCACAGCGGTAGAACCGCAAAACCCTCGCGAAGCGTGGGAAGCCATGCGTAGTGAAGGCGATCCTGACCATAAGGCCCTACCGCGCGAAGCGCAGATTGCATGGAAAAGAGCCTTTGATGACGGCGCTGCAGACAAGGCTTTCTTCGATCAGCTAAAGACCGCGATCACTCCAGAAGCAGATAGGCAGGCTGGCGAGACAGAAGAAGCCGTTGCCCCTTCTAAAAAAGACTACGATGGTGATGAGTTCCTCTATAGCCGCGGTGAGAAACCAAAAGAAGCAACTAGCCGGGAGATGATCCATGAGACGATCAAGAACATCACTGGTGATAAGCCTACCGCTTGGAGCGTAAAAATCCATGACACGGTAGAAGATGCACAGAATCATTTGAATGAGGCTGTTTATGAAAAGCTGGATAGGGATTACCCGGCTATTATGCGGGCTATTGACCATTTTGAACGCACGGGAGAGCTAGACCCTAATGATCCTTACTTGCCTCGTGGTGGTGTTGTATCTCGTGAGCGGCATATAGATATCCTGCGCGGAATAGCCAGTGATATACGCAAGAATGCTGAAGCTAAAGGGCTTACGGGGTTAAAACTTGAGCCCGATGCTAGAGGTTTCGTGCTGGGGAACAAAGCGCATTTCGTTGTAGAAAACATCCCTAAAGGGCGGGAACTTGGGGTGATGCTGCATGAGGTGGGTGATCACCTCGGTATGGAAAAACTGTTGGGTACAGAACAGCGCTCTAGACTCGCAGCTAAAGTTGCCGATTGGGCCAAGACGCATAAAGGTCTTGAAGGTGACGTTGCTCGCGCTGCTATTGAACGTTCTCGTGGTGATGAATCAGAACACATCGCTTACTTTGTAGAAGAAGCGGTTAACCACGGCGTTGACCCCACTGCATGGAAGCCGAACTCTGGGTTTAGTGTCTGGTTCCGTCAGCTCTTGGCTGCATTCAAAGCTGGCTTACGCAAACTCGGTATCAAGAATGTTGATCGTCTGTCTGCTCAAGATATCGTAGATATGGCCTATGGTGCGGCGCACCTTGAGTTGCGCAGTCGTTGGCATGGTGCCCCTAAAGACTTCAGAAAATTCCAGCTCAAGTATCGCGGCACTGGGGAAGGCGGCTTAGAGCCGGGTGATAGAAACGCTGAACACTTTACCGACATGATTGGTTGGGGGCATTACATGTCCGGTCGGCGTGGTATCGCTGAAGAATATCGTGATCGCCTGTCTGCGCAAGCTAAGCGTGGTACTGGAGCATTAGACCTTAAAGACTATAAAAAAGATTTTGATGTAGGCACTGACAAAGCGACCGCTTTTAGCGATGCCTATGAGATTTTACATGAAACTCGGGGGGATTTTATTAAGGCTAGGCGGCGCATAGGTTTGCACGCGCAAGAATTCACTGATGCCCTAAATGGAGTGTGGCCCACACCTAAAAATCTTCCAGATCTTATAAAACAGGCAGAGAAAGAACGTGACCTCGCATTACAGTTTATAGACACGTTTGAAAAGCACGGAGCTGAGTATATTCCGGGCGAGCAACCAGAACCCACACTCTATAAACTCGGCATCAACGCCTTCGACCATGAGCTTATCGACTGGGAAAAACCCCTGTCTGAGCAAAGCCCTGACGTACAGCGCGTAGCTAATCGCGTAAAGAAGAAGCTGGAAAAAGAAGGAGTGCTTGACGACGTTGTCGATACGCTTAATTCAAATTGGGAAGACATCTCAGGTAGAGACTTCTATCGGTATGTGATGCGTAAAGCACGGGATACCGATGCTATTCCAGAGTTGTATGACTTGAGCGCCGTTAACGCAGAGAAGGCGGCATCTGAGTATTTGGACTCTCAAGGGATCAAAGGCATCAAGTACCCGACCCAAGGAGGGCAGGGTCCGGGCCACAACTACGTCATCTTTAGCGACAAGAATGTTCATATCGCGGGTAAGAATGTGCCGCGCACTGAAGCTGAAGGTATTCGCTACTCGCGTGCTCCTGAAGGGGAAGAAGAACGTCCCCCGCTAACCAAGATTGATCGCAGCTCTACCCTAAAGACGATCGCTAAGACTTTGAAGCGCGCGGCGTTGGCGGTTAGTGATCCGAGTGCTATGTCTGAGGAGTATGCCAAGTTCCGGCGGCGGGTGATCGCTGAGTCTGCAGGTCTGACCAAAGCTCTCGAGAATGAGCCTACCTACGATCCTGATACCGGCATTCGCGTGGACTATCTGCGGAACCAATACGACAGTGCCTATCAGTTATCTCTGGAAGGTCTGTTCAATGGTGTGCCTGTGCTTGAGCCTAAGACGGGTGTTGTGCGTATTCAGCCGACGACTCGTACCAATCTCGATCGCATCATGGCAGATGCAGCTAAGCTACCGCTCAAAGTCTCCTATGACGGGCAGAAAAAGGAACCGCTCGAAGTCATGGCGGATATCTTCCGTATCAAGATGGGTGAACAGGAACTCAAAGAATACGAAGAAGCCAAGGTTAAGCTAAGAGCAATCGAACAGTTGCCAGAAGCTACGCGCAATCAGACCGACACCAAGGCGGAAATGGATAGGCTTAAAGAGCTTATCACTAATCAAGAAAGAGGCATTGGTCGTGAGCGTAATGTCACCCGCGAAGACATTCGCTGGGCTAATGACGAGATTCAACACGTACCGGGAGTGCAGGATATTCTGGATCGTTGGGGTGAGACTAACCAAGAGCTGCTACGTTTTGCGCGTGACACCAACTGGATCACTCCTGAGAAGTATGAAGAATGGTCGGAGCGGCCCTCATACATCCCCATGTATAAGCCGATGGAAGATATCCTAGCAGAGCGCGACGAGACACCTGCATTCCCCGGTGGTGGTCCTAAGACTGTCGGTAAGCTGTTCGGTAAGACAGGTGCGGCTAGTGCATTCCCTGTGAATGTTTTTGAGAGCTTGTCTCAGCACTATACGTCGATGATCACCAACTCCATGATGAACAACGTCAAGTATAGAGCCTTCCAGCAGCTTGAACGGGTAGGGTTGGCAGAGCGCGTTGCACCCACATACAAGGGTAAGGATGCTGTAAAGGCGCGCGCCGCTGGTAAAGACTTCCTCTATAAAGTGAAGGACGAAGAGGCATTCCGTTCGCTGACGATGGCGAATATGTACAGCAACCCGTTCCTTGATCTAGTGGCGATCCCGGCTAATGTGGTTCGCCGTACGGCGCTGTTCCTGAACCCTGCTTACTACTACAGGACGATGATCCATGATCCTCTCGCCGCTACGCTGACTACGACAGCTAAAGGCGCGATCGGCCCTGTGACTCCTGCAGATGCCCTGTATCAGATAGGCAAGCGGGCTGCGGGTTTTGATAAGTCGGCTAAGGATCTGCAGTACTACGGAATCAGCGGGCTCGCTAACATGGACGCCAACATGCACCGTTTCGCGCGGGCTCTTGGCGACTCACCGAAATATAACAAGTGGCTCCAGTACATTGATAAGGTCCACTCTTCTTTCGATGACGCTACGCGTACCATCGTCTATGAGGCGGCTAAGAAGGAAGCGGCTAAGGATGGCATCACTGATCCGCAGGTGATTAACGATATCGCCGCTGTTAAGGCTCGGGACTTTGCTGACTTTGCGGCCAAGGGCTCTAGTCAGCTCGTGCGTATAGCAGGTAAGCAGACTCCGTTCCTTCACGCGCATTTTGTGGGTCTGGATAAAATGCTTCGCTCTGCTACAGGGCACGGTAAGGACTCCAAGGAAGGTAAGGCTCAGCGTGATCGGTTTGTCGCTGGCGCTACGCTTGCGGCGAGTGCTGTAGTGGCTATTACTCTCGCTAACATACGTGACAAGCGATACCGGGACCTGCCTATCGGTGAGTGGTCCAAGAACATCATTGCTGGATTTGATGATGAAGGGCGCGCAATCAAGATCCCTGTACCACAGGAAATTGGCTTCTGGTTCAAGTTTGTTCCTGAGCTCATGACCCGTATGCTGATGGGCGTTAGTGATAAGCCTGAAGCGAGCAAGGCATTTCACGGTATGGCGATAGATACATTGCTTCCTCCGGGTCTGGCTGACCCGATCAGTATCGCGGTGCGTGGTTGGTTGCAGATGCAGACGAATACCGAGTTGCATAGTGGCCTCCCGATTGAAAGCCCGCAGGAACAGTTGCTCCTGCCAGAAGACAGGGACAAGAGAGCGACTATCTTTAGTAAGGCTCTGCGTGATCAACTCAAGAAGTATGGGTTGTCGGAAGACTTCTCACCAGATAAGTTCGACAGCTTTATGCGCTCCTATCTCACTACAATCTGGGATAACTCTGCTCTGGCCGCGACGATGATCCATGATGCCTATACAGGCAAACGCAGTCTGTTTGAACTGCCTTTCAACAAAGACTTCACGGAAGTGTACCCCGGCGCTAAGGCATTCTTCAGCAATCCGAGAAACATCTCAGCTACGCCGCGCTTCTACGATATGGCCAAGCCGCTCTATGAAACGCTCAAGTCAGTCAATGCGGCGGCACACGGAGAAATGGATGACTCCGTAGAACGGTTTGATGAGTTACGCAATGATCCTGTTGTGATGCAACGCTACCGTATGGCGAAAGTGGCGGCTAAGTATCGGTCTAAGATTTCAGCTTTGGAAAAGGCGATCGAACAGCTTGATAACAGGCAGGATCTCACTGAGGCGCAAAGGCGCAAACTTTACTGGGACCGCATCAAGGATCGCAATGAACTTGCTAGAACTGCTGTAAATGAGCTCTCCAAGGGCCTAATGCAGGACAAGAAGTTCAAGGACGATGTAGAGAAATCTTGGAAGCTCTCTGTGTCTCCTGAAGACCTCGAACGCGAGATAGGTAAGTTCAAGGAAAATACAGGTGATACGGAAGAATAAAAAGAACCCCGCGGGAGTGAGGCGCGGGGTATAAAAAGGGGGGATTGAACAATGATTCGACCGCGCGTAGTTTATGAGGCGGTCTATAGGCTGTCAATGTTCCTGAAGTGAGCTCTCATTCAGGCCGATCAGGGTAGCGTCGAAGCAATGTGCGAGGACAGACCCGCCGGGGAGCTTGGTGCCTTTACCTAGCTGACACCGCTCATCGCGCAGGATCACCTGCTCGTCTCTCAGGCCGTTGATGAAGGGGCCGTAGGGCAAGCGCCGCAGGCTGCACCAATTCCGCAGGACATTCGACGCGATGTAGAGCATCTTGGTGTCTGGCTCGAACCGCCCGACCAACTCACCCGTAGCTAACTGAGGTGGCACCGATGCCGCTAATACGCCGTCCACAGGGTCTAGATTGCCCCCTACGACCACGATGTTCCTGTGGTGCTCGTTGATGAATTCACCGATGACTTCGTAGGTGTTGTTGCTAGACTCCTGCTCGATGACTTCCTTCGTATCCTTCACCTGCTCCAAGGCCCAATTCCATACGCGCTCAATGTCGATATCATGCAGACCCAACTGCTTGGCGATCTCAGCCCCAGTAAAGGCGCAGGACAGAGCCGCTGAATAGAAGCGATGCTCCTGACTGAACTCAGCCTCTCTATCGAAACGGACCTTGATCTCGTTTCTGCGAAGCAGTACGGATTCCAGATTGGGCACCACGAACTTCATGAACTCCTCACCCGCAAGGCCGTAGTTGCCGAGGAGCAGGTGGTTGAACAGATAGTCAGATTCTTCCTTGGTCAGTGTCTCATCCTTCTGAATCTCGATCTCAAGAATACGATACCGTTCCCCGTCTGAGGATGCCTTGAACGACTTGATCGTATCGTAGAGGCTGTTGTTCCCCGAGGTCAGCACCATCGTAGCCCATGAGGCGTTGTTCTTACGCTCCGCATTAACCTGAGCCTGCATACGGTTACGCCCTCTGTTGAAGGATATGCGGAACACGAAGTCACTGGCCTGCTCTGGCTCGATGTTGGTGATTTCGTCCACGGTCATGATGATGTGGTTCAGTACACCGATGCGGCTCTCTCGTGAGAGCGGAGTGTCATTTTCGTTGAGCAGGGCTTCCTGCGGGTGCCCCCAGACGCTATTCGCCGCCATCTGCGCCGTAGACTTACCTACACCTGATGCTGTGTTGGTCAGGTGCGTGATCATACTGCCGAGCCCTGCGAACTTGTATAGAGCAGACCCGAAGCTCATAAAGAGAGCCAGTGCTCGCGCCTCGTTCCCCGGCTTGTTGTACGTGTTGATAACTTGCTTCCATGCGTCCAGTCGGCCCTCTGATCGGTAGATAGGCGCGATCTCCTTGGTCGCTGATGAGGGTGGGCTATAAACGACTGTGCCCTGATTGGTGATTTCTCGTCCGCCGATGACGAACCGTGTGTCATTGTCGTGCCATCCGAATTGCATACGCGCTTGCTCCGCTTTGTCTTGTTCCTGTAGAAACCGCACCCAATCGTTGATATATCGACGAATTAGGTCCATACGCCGATCAATCTCGGCTACACCTTTACTGGATAGAATCTCCTGACACTTATCCTTCTTGGTGATCTGGCTCAGCGCCGCAGTGAATTCATCCATGCCGTCTTTCGGTAGGATGTGCGCGATCTGAATCATTTCGTCCCGCTCGGGGTCGTTAATACGTTTCTGCACCCACAGGTCATAGGGATAGATCAGGGTCTCATCGAGGTCTTCATCCCCCGTTTCCTCACCGTCATCATCCTTGCTTTTCCCTAGCTTGCCTTTGATTGCGACACCGCCGTTCTTGGGGCGAAGCCACGGCTTGGGGTATTCCAGAGGGATTTCGATATCTACGAACTCCTTGAGGCCCTTGTGCCAGATCTGTTCCTTGAGATTATCCGTAGCAGTAGCCGGAGTGATGATGATCCCCAAAGCGATCGGACTGTTGATTTTGCCTCTCAGGGGGCAACCCAAGCATATAGCGGCGCGCCCTTGATGCGCCTGAAAGGTACTGCACTTATGCGGAAAGGCTTCTAGCGTACCCTCGGCCTTGGCGATCGTATCTTCCGGGTCATAGGCGGGGTGCTGATTAGAGATCTTGTGGATGGCAGTCTCCCAATCCACGCAACGCCTAGCGATAGATAGTACACTGCGCCAGACTGGTTCTGGAGTACCCTCATGATCACGAGCGGCCATGGCGATCTGTTCGCACCCCATGCTACGGGAGATCTTCTGCTTGACCTGCTTCCCGTCTTTGTCGGTTACGGTCTCGATCACATCTTCGTAGGTCAGGCTTTTCTTTACGATCTTCGAGAACTTGGCCTCGATATCCTTCTCTACGACGGCCTTCATGATGGCCTCATCGCGCCCGGACATTTCCCGTGCTTCGACGAGTCCTATCAGCAATTTGAATTGGGGTAGATCGACAGGCTCCGCGAGCTTAATGGCGCGGACTTCTTTGGGGTTCGAGCGATCCTTGTTGTTGAATGTGCCGGGCACACGCAGGATACGCGCACCATCAGCCGTGACCACGGGATCAGCATCGAAGCTGTAGTTTTCAGACGTACGCTTCAGAGCATCAGCTACTGGCTTCCAATCATTATAGGTCAGCGGTGTTTCGAGCGCCCAATACAGATGGAGCCCACGCCCTGAATTGACGATCGTGGGTAAGGGGAGGCGAGTCTCCTCTAGAAATGTTTGCAGGGCAAGCATCCCTGCCTTCTGATTCTCATACGGCTTGCCGGGGCCGCAGTCGATATCCATGTAAAAAGATTTATAACCCTCGGCATTCTTCGCGCTACGCTTACCGGCAGGGTCCTTGAATGTGGCGCAACCAAAGTAGACTTCGCGCCCAGCTTCCGACAGGGCGTTGATCGTGCCTTCTGCTTCTTCTACGGAAGCATGAAAACTTTGCTTGGGCGGTTGTGAGCTATCGCTCATCAGCCCCATGATGCAGACATGTCCGGTCGGGGCTAAAACCAGACGGAAAAACTCACTCCTTGACATAACGCCGCCTGAACTAAAGTGGAAGAAAAGGGGCGGCGAACCGCCCCCACCGACGAAACTTAGTCGTCGTCTCCCCACTCAGCCAGAATGGAGGTCAGGTCTTGTTCACCCGCTTTCGGTGCAGGTGCAGAGGACTTCTTTTCTTTCACGACAGGTTCAGACACAACCTCAGCTTCTTCTACAGGAGCCGGAGTCGGAGGAGCGATAGCCGCCGGAGCGGGGCGCGGAGGCATGGTAGGTGCCGCAGTCTTACGTGCGTCCATTGCTGCCGGAGTATAGCTGATGGCGTTTAGTGCATCTTCACCCTGCCCCTTTTCGATGATGATCGCGTACTGTTCATCGGACAGGTAGTCCACAGGACGGAAGAGCAGTTTAGGCGTAGCCGATGAAGTATCGAAACGCATCTCAGTGATGACGTTACGAATACCCGCACCATGACCGTAGAGGAACTTGAGGTACGCACGGAACGGCATCATGCCATTGACGGGATCACCGAACACGGACTGCGAAGGCAGGACGAGCTGATACACATCAGAGTTTTCAAGGTTAGCCGTAAGAGCTTCAGGGTCCTGACTATTGTTAGCCAATACAACTGCGAGACGCTGACTGAAGCGGCAGGCACGGGAGGTGCCTTGACCTGATCCCTTGGCATTCATTGGGCAGTTAGCACAGGAAGCAGACTGTGGGCTGGCCGCGCGAGCATCGGGCTTTGTACCATCGTTGGAGAAACAGGTCGGCTGTGTGACTTCACCTTCCTTGTAGACACCATCGTAGTAGGTCCGGCTCACCTTCTCAGCGGCGTTGACGATCACGATATCCATAGAGCGATCGTCGCTCTTGGTGACTTCCTGCCCATCGACAATCATACGGAAGACGTTGCCACGGATGGAGATACGCTTGTTGCCTGACCCTGACGAGCCGATCATGCGCTTGGTCAGGTCATCCGTATTGTTACGGACATGGTTAGGTACAACAGCTTTTTGATTACGGAAAATGGTCAAATCAGCCATGTTCAAATCCTCGTTAATGTATTTGATTGTTCTGCAAGAGCGAGCACATCCGCTCGCTTGAAGCGCACTTGTTGGTTAAAGCCCACTCGGTAGGCTGTCAAAATCCCCCGCTTTCGCCAGTTGTGGAGGGTTGCTCGGGACACCCCAAGCTCCGCCATAACCTCAGCGGTGGTCATCACATTTTCCTCCGTAGGGGGAGGATCATAAGGCTCGAAAAATTCATCGTCAATCTCATCAAAATCATCCATCACTTTTTCCTCACGCTAATGACGTACTCGCTGTCACTCGACAGCCCCATAGGCACCATCTCCGGGTTCTCCTCCAACAAGTTCTTCATATTGGTCTGATGGATGCGTTGTTCCAGAAGGTGGTACGCATCGTGCTCCTTGATAAACTGGTACATGGACTCCCAATCGGTGGTCTTGTACCTGACGCTCAGCTTGCGCGTTGCTGTACCGTGGGCTGTCTTGACACTGTCTGCGCCCATCTCCTTGCAGATTTCGAGGAGCATATCGCTCACCTTGGTCTGCTTCTCCTTGAGCACGGCGTCTGCCGCTTCAAAGTCCTGCGACAGTTTCTGTCGCGCTGAGCGCAACTTGATGTATGCGCTGATCAGCTTGTCTGCTGTTACTTCACTCATCGTCCACTCCTAAATCAACCGCTACACTAACGGCGTATGGTCATTTTACACACTTATATTACCCTGTCAACTCCTGTTGATACATATCTAACAAAGTTTCTTGCGCCAGAGTCCTTTCCTCCAAAGCTTTGTAGAGCTGGCGCTCCACGGCTGAGCTAACCAACTTCACCACAAGGCACGGGTTTCTCTGCCCCGCTCTATGCACTCGGGCGTTCGCTTGTAGCCAGATTTCTGCGGAGGTCACAGGACCGAACCAGATGATCGTATTGGCCGCTGTCAAAGTGACACCATGCGCGGCTGACTGAGGCTGAATGATTAGAACGTGCGGGTTGGGCGTAGTCTGGAAGTCATTGAAAATCTCTGCCCTGCGTTTGGCTGACACCCCGCCGTGTATGGTGGCCGTAGTGATGCCCTGCTTCTCAAGGTACGTCTGTACCATGTCGATTGAATGTCTGAAGTTGCAGAAGATCAGAACCTTGTGGCTACTCTCCTGTACGACCTCAAGCATCTCCTCTAACTTATTCTTACAGTCGAACTCGACAACCTCGCCGCTATCCGAATACACCGACCCACAGTTGTGGACGATGACGGGACCTTCTTTCCCCGCTACAACAAACCTAGACCGGGGTCCGCAGTTAAGTAGGTCGTAAGTTGCTTCCCTTTGTTTGGGGACGCTTTCAGTGCCAAATCTATAGGCCAACCCGCCTTCAGGCGTCTTCTCAAGGTGACAGACTTGAGTCCGTATTCCTCTGCTGCTTGTGCTACAGTCATTTTTCCATTCGGTGTGTCTATAAGAATGTTCACCCTCGTGTTGCGCCCCTGATCCTTGGGTGTAGCCCACCGGCAATTCTCCGGTGAATACGGGCCGTTGTTGTCTATCCTGTCTAGCGTAAGCCCGTCCTTGTGCATAGGCCCCATATCCGACCAGAACATCTCGAATGAAGACCGCCAGCGTTCGCACACCACAATTCCACGTTCTCCGTAATTTTTGTAGTCCTTGTCTAAAGGATCGTGACAACGCGCTACCATGCTGTGATAGTTTGAATACACTGGCTTTTTGCTCATTTTGTGTTTCTCGTTGCCGTGGTGGCATCCGCAACTTCTTGGGTGCTTCCTGTGCTTTGCTCTTAGATACTGACTCCTGCGAATTACGCGCCGCCCACAATCGCACAGGCAAAGCCACGTCGCGCATTGCACCGAAATTCCGCTCGTCGTTCCAGCTCTCTCTATAACTGTCAGGTACCCGAACTTCTGTCCTATTAAATCTTTTGCTGGATTTGCCATAAATAATATCCTCCGCTGTCTGCCATCCTGCGGTGGTGAGAACCCTATGGTCCGAAGTCATACGTACACCGTAGCACTCGCGCACTTCTTTAAGCCCACGACATGCCAGCCCATCATGTGCTACCCATTCTTCACCATCCCACACTCTATGCGCTGTGGTTACTTCTTGAATCGGTACCCACCCAACGTCTGTAAGTACAGGTGTATTATACGCAATACAAGATATTTGTAACAGTTTGTTCATACCCACTGCCGCATTGAACGCTGTGATATCTGCACTGGCAACTTGGATCAGCATCTCTTTCTTGAGGAGCTTGTAGTATTTCTCCTGTTGCGCTGTGAGGGGCGTGTCACGCTCAGAGTAAAGAAGCTCTGGTAGATCGAGGCACTCATCCTTGGTGAACCTGATGGCAGGCTGAAGCACCTCATGGACTACCTGCTGTGCCTCGGGTTTGGGGATGTATTTGAACGCGCTGATCTTCAGCATGACTCGATCGCGGAACAACCCTACGAACTGCGGAACACTCGTGGGATTCATCATCTTGGCGAGGCCGTAGGCATCGAGTGGGCTCTGTGCCGCAGGTGTGCCCGTCAGCATCCACACCCATGTGTCCGGTCCGATCAGGCTATTGATCATCTTCCAACGCTTGGTCGTTGCTGTCTTGATGTAGTTGGCCTCATCCAGAACAATAAGGTCGAACCCACCCAGAGCCAGCTCGCTACGCACGGACTCCACACCATCGTAGTTGATAATGACGAACTCGGCATTGGAGTCGATCACCTTGGCTCGCTTGGCTTTCGATCCGTGGGCAATGTCTACCCTACGCTTCATGACCGTCCTGAATAGATCTGCTCTCCATGCTGAGTCCATGATAGACAGAGGGCAAATGACGAGTACCCTGCGAATGAACCCGAGCTTCATGAGATAGTCAGCCGCCCAGATAACGGACACGGTTTTGCCTAGCCCCTGCTCGTTCCAGCAAAATGCTCTACGGTTGAGGGTCAGAAAGGCGGCGGTTTCCTTCTGGTGATCGAAGGGCGTGTATCTCCCCGGCCAATCGTATTGACGCACGATAGGAGCCGGTGCTTTCTTGAAGCCCAGATTGCGAAGGATCTTTGTGTTAGGCAGGTTCCATTTGACTGCCACCTCGTAGCCGTTGCCATTGGGTAGCGAAACTTCCTTCACTACCGCAGACTTCGGAATCACTTCGGTGATCTTCTCTGGATTGCGGGTGCGCACGATGAGTGCGCGGTCCTCTACGATTTCCATGTGTACCTCTGATAGCAACCACGTTAAGGCCGTGGCAGGAGCCTATCCAACATTAAAGCAGGTCGTAGTCTTCGCCGTCAAAGACCTCGAACAGAGTTGGTTTGTTAGGGTTTTTGTTGAAGTACCATGCCTTCAACTTGGTCAGGTTGAACTTGCGCTCACGCGCGGCAATCTTGAAGGTAAACTGCACCATCGCGTCTACATGACGTTCGATCAGCTCCTCGGGAAAGCCGGACTCTCGCGCAATATCCTTAACTGCTCTAGTCGCTACTCTCATTTTTTCTCTGGCTTATCGTACGTACCCTTCATAGAGCCATCACTATTCCGTTTGAAACTACGATTGGCACTGGGAGATTCTAGGAAGTACCCCGTCTTGTTGGAACCGCCCTTGGATAGCGCCTTCCTATGGGCAATGTCCTTGCCCTTACGATCTACACCATCCTTGTCTAGCTTACGCCGAGCGCGTTGGCGCTCTAGCTTAGCTTCAAGTACACCGCCTTTTTTCTTCTGGCGAGCTTTTTCGGTTACCCATTCCTGCTTATAGTTCCGTGGCATTTTAGTCTCCTTGATGAGGGCAACTCGTTACGTTGCACCACTTTCGGCAAAGACCGTTCGGGCGAGGGTTCCACACATCAGTCTGATAGGCATTTTCCAGAGCGGATAACAGCCCATGCAATTCAGAGAAGATGCTCAACCCATACTCTGCCGAGAAGTCTTGCTTCCTGTGATCTTTCTTTACTACAAAGAGTAGCATGGTTTTGATCTTTTCTATCTCTGGGTATTTGAGAAACAGGGCAGCGGCCATGAGAGCAAGCTGGCGAGTGTCGGCGTATCGGCTTTCTCCTGTCTTGTAATCCAGTACCCATGCCCGATTGCCATCGACAATAACCAAATCTGCAATACCTCGAAACCAAACTTCAGGGTCGTAGTAATCGCACGTTTCCAACCGCCCATCGACTTTCTTCACTCCCAATTTCATTTCACAGAACTTCTCGCCCGGATAGGCAACGAGCTTATCGAGGTAATCTTGTATAAAGCTGAACCTCTGTGGAATGGGAGTGCCGTCTCGAATGTATTCCTCTGCCGCCTTATGCAGTTGCTCGCCGTAGATAGCCTTCTCTCCTTGCGTGAAGGGAACTTCCTTGGTGACCTTCTCCGCCTGATACTTGCGAGGGCAAGTCTCAAACGTCTTCAGTGCGCTGTACGACCATGCGGGTTGTTTCATGCTTCCAGTTTCTTCATCTTGAATGACAGGTCTCTACCGTATCCACCCTCGGCATCTAGGGGTAGGCCCTCGGCCCACTTGGGAGGAACGCGAAGCTCGGTGATGATAAACCGTCTGGCCTCATCAGCCTCGTCCTCGGGCACTACGCAATAGACCGCATCGTGAATGGTAAGTGCCGCCGGGTACTTCTTGTTGATCCGTACCATCGCTTCACCCATTACGCATCTAGCCAACGCTTGAATTGTATTCTGATAGCACTTCGGCCCGTGAATACGTTCAAGTTTCTTGCGTACTTTGTAGCGCCACTCGGTGCGCCCGTTCTCTTCCACTTGGTGTAAATCTGGATAGCGTAAGGACAACCCAGACGGCAGTATTATACCATGCTGGCCCATCACTTCGAGGGGTAGCACCTCACCAAACTGGAAGATGTAGTGATCGCGTATGTGCTGTAGAACCTTCTCGCCTTCATACCACGATTCTTTTACCTTGGTGTACTCGGTACGGTAGCGGTTAACCAGAGTTTGTGCGAGGTCTTCTCCAATGTCTTTCCCTGACAGTACCTTGATGGCATTCCTGAGCTTCTTATGTCCGGTGCCATAGATCAGTGAGAGCTGTGATTGCTTGCCGATGAAGCGTTGATCGTCGTCCACTTCCTCGTAGGCTACGCCGAAAATCGGCGCAATGAAGTCTCGATAGAGGTCGCGTCCTTCGGCAAGTAACTGCACCTTGTCCATCTGCCCGGCAAAGTAGAGACCCACACGGAGCTCGATGTTCGACAAGTCAGCACCCACGATGACGTATCCGTCAGGCGCAACGATCGCCTTCTTCAGCGTGGACCCACGCGGTACGTTCTGTAGGTTAATTTTATCCGTAGCTGACCATCGGCCCGTCATGGCTCCATAGTATTTCAGCGGTACGGGCAGTGCTCCACCGATCTTCGCCATTTCAATGAACCGTTCGGTGCGCGTCTCCTCAAGCGTAGACTTAACACCCACACGCGCGGCGGCGAGTGTCTGAATACGGAGGTCTTCGTGCTCCAACAGGGCCTTCATTCCTTCGTCAGTCTTGGCGAACGCATAGGCTTGCTTGCCTGTGCGGAGAGACGTTTTCATGGGAGGCTCGATCCCTATGTCTCGCAGAAGATCAGCGAACTTATCATTGGACATGAAGTAGGCTTGCGCTACTCCGGCATCTGCGAGTAGCTGTACTTTCTTCGCCTTCACCGCGTAAAGGTGTTCTTCTAGGATAGGCAGGTCTAGCTGTAGCTTAGGCTCAGAGTGCATTCGACAGGTCATATCAATCAGCTTGATCTCTGTCTTATCGAACTTGGGAGCCATCTTCTTGAATAGCGCATAGGTCAGGTCTACGTCATTACGACAGTAGGCCATATAGGCAGTCATCTCATCAGGTGCGAAGTCCTTCCGCTTCTTACCCTTGGCATCGAGAACTTCCTTACCCTTGATCCCCACGCCGTAATAGCGGGTCATCATATCGAGACTGCCCCCTACTTCCGTGCCATGCAAAGCGCGACCCATAGACAGGGTATCCAGAATCATCTTGGGCTTATGCCCGAAATGCCACGTAAGAATAGAGGCATCGAACATGGAGTTATGAGCGAGCATTGCTGAGTTCGCCCAATCGAATTGATCTAGGAAGTTGGCAGTCCCCTGCTTCGTCCCTGTGTAGTGCTTGGTCGGCTCATCGTTCTTCTTGACCGCTACGCCGATCACTTCAAACTGCGGGTCATCTAGGTACTGCTGAGTGGTCAGCTTTGTCAGGCTGTACTCTTGCGAATAGAACGACTCAAAGTCGATCGTTAAAATATCCATTCTTGTCTGCTCCATTGGTCGAGCATTGTTTTTAATTCGTCCACATTCACTTCGTTAACGACGATAGCGAAGCCACCACAGCTTTTTATCTGGGCGATCTCCCTGTCCTGTAGTGCTGTGGTTTTCCCCTTTCCGGCCTTTGCCTCGATCGCAAAGAACCGACCACTCAGACAGCCAACGAAATCTGGAATCCCAGCTCTGCCATAGCCATTGGCGGGTGGCATGAAGAAATAGCAACCGGGAACAGACTCGAGGACCTTCTTTATCTTGGCTTTTATTTTTCCCTCTGGCGTCATTCATTCGTCCACCGATAGAGTTGGGAGCACTTCTTCGTTCCCATAAATAAACGTGGTCGGTTCGTTCGGGCTGATGATGTTCGTCGTGTTGCCCACGCGGATCACTTGCGTGACCCCTGCGTTCTCCCCCAATCGAATTACGTTGTACCCCTCCGTGGTTGGCACGACGTACTCAAGGCCCTGACCGGGAGTGACGATCATTGCACCTGCTAGAAGTAGTCCGTTCATAAGTCAACGCCTCGTCGTATTTCACATTCATCGCCAGACCGTGGCGAGTCGGTATAAACAACCCAATTATTACGATCTTCACTTGCCTTGTCTAGCTCGATCTGCAGAAACCTAGCACACGTTTCTTTTACTCTGCAGTTGGTTCCTCGGCATCGAGCCACATCATAGGGTAGGGATCTGAATTTATAAGTAGCCATAGAGAGTTTGCACCAGAGCAAAAAGACTAATTATCCACAGAACGCTCATGTTCTACCTCCACAGGTTTTCTACAACACATACATTCTCGACCTTCCTCGGGCTCCCACTTCTTGTGTGTGCCAATCTGATGCTTGCACTCGGTATCCCAGATCAATTCAGCAACCTTCGTCCACTTGCAGGTTTCTTCCAACATCGTCGTCCTCTTTAGCAACAAGGTACACCCGCATAGTCTCCGGGCACACATAAAAAGTCATACCCCTATAGTGATCCACAGGGTGCTGTCTACCGCAGATCTTGCACTTGGTCGTTTCGGTTTCAGCTTTCACTATTCTTCTTCCTCCCACTCGATGCGGATGCAGGCTACTCTCTTGTCTTTCCCAACTTCATCCGATTTATCAGCATGAACCTTGCTGTGGAAATAACACAGAAAATTCCCCGGATAAATATTCACCCACCCCTCTTTCTTGACGAGCTTTGGTTTGATGCGGTATTCCATATCCTCATAAAAGATCACATGTTTTGCATTTGTAAATGACACCCATACCCCATCATCGTCCTTAATCTCAATCTCCTCACCCGCCGCCCACGCAACGATCACATCGTAATGACGGTGTTTAGTTCCCATCTTTCTTCCTCCCCTTAAACCTAACTCCACGCGCTTCCAAGGCATCCATAGCCTTTTCGCGTTCTTCCGGTTCCATAGCTTCCAACTCCCGCATGATGCCCTCCGCTATGATGGCGAAGAAATCCCTCGTCTCGTCTGGGCTCATCATAGGGCTCAAACTTTTATCTCCCATATTCATCTTTCTTCTCCTGTATACGTTTCCTCTGCTCTTTGCTCAACTTAGGCAGCTCGCTCCATGCGATCACACCCAGCTCGGGGTGATAGTCCCCGATGAACCCATTGCCGAACTCGCTGACCATGTAAATCTTCGTGCCCATCGGCGGCTTCTCGTCCATGACGAGCTTCAGCTTGGGCTCATCGGCAGTCAGTACGGGGCGTTCATACATCGGGGTCCTCCTTCACTATCGGCACATCGCGCCATTCGTACTCTGGCTCCAGTTGGTTCACGTACAGTTGCTGCAGAACTTTCTCTATGTACCCGTAGTACCCGCCATTTGCATCGCCGCTAGGTTTTTGCTTTTTCCTTTCCACCCACCTAAAGCTGCAACAGGCGCTTGGTTTCCATATAGCGGGTTCTAAGTTGAATGGTTTCATTCTTCCTCCAACGCTTTCAGCGCGGCTCGGGCTGTTAATCCAGCTTCATCTACGCAGACCCATCCTCCTGCAATCTTTTCCAACGCCTCAACCAACCCATCAACAAGGTCGGCGCGGATGTATATAACGTCTTTTGCTTCTGGATGCGATGCTGTCCATACGTTTGCATCCCCATCAACCCAAATCTTCTTCGGCGCTTCATTCATTTCCCCTCCCTCACTTTCCTAGTCCTGTAGTACCGGCTCCTTTCGATACCGGCAGTTCTTATAGCATCGCAAACCCTCACTCCATCGTTGATTAGCGAACAGGCTCTAAGGAATGCCGCTTCAAATTTTGGGTCTGGTGTATAGGGCCCGGGGCCAAAGTTGGCACTGCAATAGGGCGATAAGAGTTTAAGAAGGTGCGCTCTCTGTCTTACCGAATTGCTCGTCCTTGAGTACCCTGCCAACTGCAGTCTGACCATCGCGCCGGGGAGCCCTTCCTTGGGATACCACTCTTTGAGTATGCGATCCTCTCCCGTAGTCCATGCGTAGTTACCCATTGTCTTTTTCCTCCCGCCAGTATTGTTCCCACGGCTCCACGTTTTCCACCTTCATAGTCGGCTTGAACCCACCGGGGTAGCTAGAAAGCATGGCCGCATCCCTAAGCTGATAAAGGCACTGCAGATAGCTCCTAGCCTTAAATATCTCGTCGTTAATGTGTTTTATCTCGGCCTCTTGGTGCTGTCGCCATTGCTCGAAGAGCTCTTCATTCATCACCCCCTCCTATCTCGTGGTGTTTTTCTGCGAAACGGACGCCAGCTACAAATGTTAAATACTCTGGGGTTCCCATGTTAGGCAGTTCCTCCTGCGTCATCGGCTTCCTTGCTGGCGAGGGTCTGGTGTAGAGAGCGCGGCGTTTATATTCTGGGTACATCCCGGCGTCATCGAATACGTCCTTAGCTACATCAATCCACGCAGTGCTGGTTGATCCTTCAGCCATTGCTATTTGATACACAGGCTCTGCTTCTGGTTCTGGTCTGGTGTAGAGGGGTTCAAACCCATCAGTTTTATGAAACGCTACTATCTGATCTCCATTAGGCGTTGTTCTCATCCACGCCACAGGCTTATCTGCTTCTGGCTCGGCGGCGAGGTTCTTACGATTGTCTTGCGTAGTTTCCATGATGCTCCTCTCTGGCTTTTTGCGCGGCTAACACAGCTTCCTCAACAGTCTTAAATGTTCCGATATTTATTTGCTTGTTGTGTTTCCATATAGAAACCCTGTATGTGCCATATTTCTCTCTGTAGTAGACGTTTTTGATGCCAGAAATGTTGGTCGTTTGAATTTTGCGGTTCCAATTATTTTCTGTTGAATTTGCCGGTCTTAAGTTTTCAATTTTGTTGTCCAATCCGTTCCCGTTTATGTGGTCAAGAATGGCATCAGGCGCAGAACCATGAAACAAAAACCAAACGACATGATGTGCGCGTACTGATTTACCCGGAATTGCTTGAACGCTGTAGTATTTCTTTCGACTAGCCAACGATCCCGCTGGTTTACCCTTCTTATTCCTTCCGCTATCCACTTTCCAAACCAAGCAACTTGGGCTTGATTCATCGTATTCATAGCGTTCAGCGGCCCGTCTCAGCAGTTCGGTTGCAGTACTCATGCTTCCTCCCAAATACCAAGCGCCACATAAAGATCCTTCTTGCATTCGTATTCGGCAATGTCCTCGTGCAAACTGTCTCGGCCAAAGGCTGATTCAATCCTTGCATCTATGG